TCTTAATGTTAATGATATTTCAACAGGATCTGATGAATCAAATGCCAAATCACCAAAATTAGCACTTTGAATAAACGCACCTCTTAACTCCCATTCTTCTACTACAGCTCCAACTGGGTCTAAAAGATTAAAGAATATATTCTTTTTATAAAAATCTGAATATCCATCTCTACCAGTAACTGATTCGTGATGTAATCTTACCCATTCAATTACTTGTTGAGCAGCTGAAGGAACAACTGGGTCATATAAAGTAATTTCAAGTGGTTGCCATCTCGTTTTACCTTTGACATACCTTGTAGTATTCATATGTTCTAAAATCACTTCATCTGATTCTATTGATGGTCGATTAATAGCTTTAATCAAATAAGCATTAATACCATCGATTTGCATTATAAATCTATTTTTGAGCTTTGGCTCAAAAGCTGTAAACATTATATCTTGTGGTTGTAATAATTCAGCCATCAAATTTCTCCTGTTAATACTTTTACTTTCATATATAAATATCTAAAATTATAAAAAAAAGGGATTTATATTTAATTAAATCCCTTTTCTTTAGTTATTTTAACTAACTATTACTCTGGAAAAGAAGCACCAGTTGGTTGTATTGTGAAATCCAATACAATAAACTCAGCAGTTCTTGTAGGTTGTAAGAATAATTGTCCGACTAATTGATTTCTATCAATTGTATCAGGTGTATTATTCGTTTCATCCATTACTACTCTGAAAGCACTTAAACCACTTTGTGATTGTACTTGTTCTAAGAATGGATTTACAATTCCTAAGAATCTTCTTCGTGTTGCCGCTGTATTTTGTTCAAATACAAGGAATCTTGAAGAAGAAGCGATAAACTTCTTAACTCTAATTAATAGTCTTCTTACATTGATTCTATCTAAAGCACTTGCTTTTTTCTGTAATGTTTTTTGTCCAAATACAGTTACCCCTTGTCCAGGGAATGTAGCAATTGGATTAACATTTGAATCATAAAGAGTATCTCTCTCACCTTGAGTTAGTTTTCTTTGAGCTTGAATAGCAGTTGTTATTCCACCACGATTTAAACCAGCCGGAGCAAACCACGGGTGAGCAACTCTATCATTGAATGCATAGATTCCACCTAATACAACTGATGGTGGCACCCATCTTTGAGATCCAGCAACTTGTGAATCAGGTACTTTAACCCATGGATAATACATAGCAGCAAAGTTTGAATCTTTACCTTCAGCTTCTGTTACAGCATCACCTGGATTTTTTCCATAAACAACTGGGTCGATAATTGCGAAACAATCACCCCTACTCTCACATACATCAATTGCTTTATTAGTTATTGGACTATGTTCATCGTGAGTCAAACCAGGAAGCATTAATAAATTAATATCAAATTCATCTTGGTTTGCAAGTAAATCAAGAGCTTCTGCATAAGCAGCTCCACCATTAGCATCTGTTGTTGTGGTTGGTGTAAATCCCTGTGATTGTCCACTAATGTCTTCATAGAAATTAATAGGTTGTGTAGCTGTTCCACTAAATCCACCAACAGCGTTAAATCCACTAACTCCATCTAATCCTCCAGTAAATCCACCATTTGATGAACCACTACCTGGATTAGGTAAAGAACCACTAAAACTACCTACCCTAATATTTCCATTTTCATCAAGATAATCAATTGTTTGATTGATACCTTCAACAGTTACAAATCTTGATTTGTTTGGATAAGAACCAGTTAGTTCCAAGTATTTTGTAGTTCCATCAGTTCTAACAGTTTGTCTTTGGTCACCAATAGCTTTTCCAATATAATTGTTTGAATTTGGATCAAGAGATATATTAGTAAATGTTTCAATTGATTGTTTTCTTTTAATATTATCATTACCAGCTCTAATTAATAAACTAAATGTTCCTTTTTTAGCATTTGTATTTGTAACTTCATATCTGATGTTATGTACAGAGCCACTTGTTAATATATTATTTGTACTACTAACAGTTTGTGTATTATTCATTATTGTTCCATCAGCAATAGTTTTTAATGTAAATGAATTACCAGTTGCACCACCAGTATTTGTTCCACCTGCTAATGTTAAAACATCACTAAAAGTAGTACCTGAACCAGTATCAATTGTAATACTATTTCCAGCCGTTCCAGCAGAAGAGGCTGTTAATGATAGCGTAGTTGTTCCATCTACTGCAGTAACTCCAATATTAGCAGCATTTATTTCTGCAACTAAGTTATCTAAATAACCTGCAGTGTCTGAACCTGTCGCATGGAAGAATATAGGTGAACTATCAGCTGGAATACCGGCTGAGCCAGAAGGTCCAGGATCTGTTGCTATAAATCTAAATTCCGTCCCATCGACTGTTATTTGAACTTCATCTTCTGCAACTGCATTGGATGTTATTACTAATGAACCACTAGCTGAATTAGCTGGGGATGTACTAGCAGTTACTTCAATATCAGCAGTAGCTGGTGAAAATGTACCCGCCATAACTCTGACAACAGTTAATGTATCTGAATTTTTTAAATATTCTTCTGCCGCATGTGATGTTAAATATTGATATGAATCTGAACCACTCTTCACAACATCTCCAAATTTTGCTCTAAAATCAGAAAATGATGTTACAACAGTTGGTATTCCTGCGGGACCTTTGAGTGTTGGTCCTACAATTGCAGCTCCAATATCAGCCACAGCAGAAGGTAAAAATGTCTGGTCTATTTCATTTGTAAATACACCAGGACTTATAATTTTTTCGGCCATTGAATTTCTCCTAAGTTAACTTATTTTTGAGGTAAATATACTACTTTGCGCATTAGTATTATTCATATATAAATATATGATTAAAACCTCAAACGATAGTTTATTTTTATTTATTCTGATTTATTTGGTGTAAATACACCTGTTTCTCGATTTAAAGAACCCTGACCATATTTTTCAGTAGTTTTATCTAAAAATTTCTTTTCTTCAACTTGTAAGTTCTTTAGAGTTTCTTCTAATTCAACTTCTCGCTCATCTAAGTTTATTTGAGCTAACTTAAATTGTCCGAATTGATTTTGAATAAATGTATATGAATTTTGAATGTTTTTAATTTCTTTTAATTCTTCTTCGGTAAATTTTACTTCTTTTGCCATATTATAACCTCTATTTTATTGTTGTTATTGTCATATATAAATATATATAAATTTTAAAAACGAGTAATTTATTTTCCTACTTGCTCATCCGTTGCATCACCTTCTAGATTAAATGTAACTTTTGATGGTGTAAGTTTTTTCTGCATATTAGATACTTTATTAGTAATAACAGAATTTAGATATTCTGGTAGTAAATAAGCCTTTGATACAACTGAAAATGTTGATTTAATGAATCTTTCTCCATCTTGATTCATTTCTGATGCATCTGAGATAGAGTCTATATTACATAAAAACTTCATATTAGTTCTATCACCCCAATATGTATGTGATTGGTCAACGAATGATTCAATTAATGGATTCATTTGTTCTATAAAGTTTGTCCATAAAACAAATTCATATGTTACATCAGTATAGTTTGGCATTCCAGTAACTATGTTTTCATAAACAGGTTGAACTCCTTGTTGGACTGAAAATCTATCATATTGATTGGCTTTACTCCATCTATTAGCTCTTACAACATCAACAAATTTTCCTTTGACATCGTGTGGAAAAGATTGTCCTGATAAATCGTTTCTTGAAAGTTCTGTTCTTCGTAACATTATCAATGGAAGTATTAATGCATTGTTCTTATCTCTCAATACACCTCTTTTTCTAGCAGATTTCCATCTTTCTTCGTTACCATAATAAACAGGTATCTTAAATGTTTCGTTAGCTTCTTTAACCAATGGTTTCATTACATTTTTAACATGATTTAAAATAGAAGTATCAACATCTTTAAGTGTTATTGCATAATTATCAGAAAAGTTATTACCCGGTATAATTGTTGATGAACGATTACCACTAACAGTAGTAGATTTTGTAGAAACTTCATTAGCTCTATTAACTAATTCTTTATTTACCACTTGTTTATTTGTAATTTTATTAACGGCCATTTCGTTTTCTCAATGCTTTTAGTTTGTCTTTTTTGGTTTTAACCTTACCTTTAAATTCTTGTGATTTGATAGAACTCATATCAGCTTTACCAATTGCAATCTCTTTCTTAATATCCACCTCAATGGCTTTTATACCTGTTTGACTTTTAGAATCAAAGTTATCTAACTTATTCATTAACTTACCCATCATTTGTTCTACTTGTAGATTACCATTAGGTTCAGGTGTATAAGTATGTTTTTTTTCACCATAAATATCGCTATCATCGTTAACATTACCACTTGCTTCAACTTGTGGTTTAGGTTTTTCTACAAAGTTAGGATTTGATGTATCATACTTTGTGATTCTTTTTCCTGTTATTTGTTGAACTGCCATTGTTTATCCTTATATACTTGTTCTATCGATGAAATAATCTTGTAAATTTTCTATTTCTGTATCAGTTAAAGCCCTATCATAAATACCAAGTTCATACATATGTCCTTTAAATCCATTAAATGTGCTATCATCACCCAATCTTTGAATGCTGTGAACTATATCTTCATCATAATTATCACTTGTTCCTAATGATGTTTTGTTTAAATACCATTCAACTTGTCCAAATCCATCATCACTATTGTATGGTTGTTTTCTACAAGTTATTAAAAGTTTAACACTTTCTTGAACAATACCAGCGGCTTTATTGATTTGAGGACTTACACTATTCGTTCCATCATTAGCCAATACTTTTAGAAATGCTCTATTGTCACTCGAAAATTGAACTGTGATTGAGTCGTTACCATCTGTATCTAATAAAAAGTTATGACTATGAACAGCATTATCAGCTGTCATATTCACTACAAAGAAAGTTGTAAATTCACTAGCTTCAATTGTATTGGTGAATAAATAATTATCATTTGTTGTAGCTTCATCTCTTCTTTTAAACAACACACTATTTTCTGCAGCATTGTATTCAGCTAAATCATCATCACCAGATTGTATCAAATGATTATTGTTAACACTTAAATCATTCCATTGAGTTACATCGTCCCCATCAGAATAAGTGTCCGATAAATCTTGTGATGAATAATAACCGTTCAAACGATCAATAGTTAAAGGTAGTAGTTTTGCAGGTGCAACATGTGCTTTATATATACTTTTAGAATGGGTGTCATGTTTTCTTCGTGTGTCTTCTAAAAATAAATTGTTATTTTCTGTAAATAATTTTAGAG